TGAAAAAGAAAAAGCGACAACCGATTTTGCTCGTTTGTCGCCTTCTGTCGGAATGAGGCGAGTTATTGTGCACGTATCTGCTTCGCCAAAGAGCTGGTTATTAGAAAATGATAATATGTTGATTCGTTGATTACACATTGAGTTTGTCCCGATTTCGTCCCAGATAGACTTATATGTAGTGCTAATATTTAGGTATTATATACTCCGTTTCTCCAAACTTGATTAACTTGCAGTGGCACATTTTGCATCGTTCTCCTCGGGGGCATCTTTTTTAGTTTCTTTGAGTTGTTCTTGTAATCTGCCAATTTCACGGTTTAATTCTTCATTTCTTATTCTTAATTCTTTGTTTTCTTCTTTTAGATGTTGAAAAAGTACATCTGTGGGATCAGGACTTATGAATTTATCTCCAGTTCCAGTAATAATCCACATAAGGTTAATCTGTGGATATTTAACGAATATATTATTTAAAACTTCAGTGGTTATATCATCCACTAAGTTTGTTAAATAGGATGCTGATTTACCAATATTCATAGAGAAAGCCCTGCGTGATACAGCCATTTCATCGCATATATCAAATAATCGCTGCTGAATAACTGATGTTCCAGACTTCTTTTTCATAATCTTTGTTAATTGAATAATATATTATCTGTTTATGCAATATTGTTGAATAGTATATTCGTTATATTTGCATTGTAATTCAAATCACACGAAACAAATGTACAAAGAAATCGAAACTCCTGCAATAGCGAAAAAACGCTATTACTTTAAAAAAGGCTATCGGCAAGTGACTATAGCTCAGAAAGATGAAGTTCGCCGTATTTTGATGTCCGCATTGAATATTACGCGTTACACCTATTTTTCGCATTTGCTTAATAATGGCATTGTGGATATTTCCATGTCAAAGTATGAAGTTATCACGGCTATTCTTCAAAAATACGGAGTAACTGATATTTGGGATATTGTTCCGGAGAATCAAAAATTATGATGGTATGACTGCATTATCAGAACGGGAAGCACAGATTGCAGAACGTATAGCTTGGGGGGCTTCCCAAAAAGAGGTGGCTTGTGACCTTGGGATTTCTCGTTATACAGTGGATAATATTCTTCGCAGGATATATCAAAAACTTCATATAGGCAAGATTAATGAATTGTCTGCTTGGTGGTTCTGTACGCATTTCAATATCAGTTTTGAATTGTCTCCTCTAAAACGTACCATTGGTGCAGTTGCCTTGCTGATTTTAGTGATTCTCAATGATTTTACTTCTGGAGATACTTATTGTCGTAATCGGTCAAGAAAGGCCAGGACAGAGGTTTATGTGCGTTTAAAAGAGATTGTTTAATTATTTAAATACTATTAGTTATGACGAGTGAAAATCTGACAATGCACAACAAGGTTCTTGCATACCTTATCGAGATAGTGCACGAAGAGGCGGTTCCAGTGAATGTCGAAATCGGTTCCAGACATGTAGATGCCAACGGCGATACGCAAGTGGATGTATTGCTGGAGTATGAAGAGTCGGACAAGGAGTGTGTCAATGAAGCGATGGCCAGGGCTATCAATGCCATGGTCATAATGAATCAGTAAAGATAGGTTGATGATGACAAATGAAAAAGGAACTGGACTCAATGAAACCGGGTTCTGAGGTATTTCACGAACATTATGGTGTTTATGGCAAGGTGATGAGCGATAAGCCATTTGTCATTTGTGGAGAATTGTGTATCAGGGTTGACTTTGGGGGAATGCCTGACAGTGGAGCATATAGCTGTGTATGTTTTGTAATGTAATCGAAAAAATATGAATATAGAACAATGGATTGGGGAGGGATTAGCTGTGCGCTTGTTTGTGCAATACCTATAGTGGCCATTATCTGCGATACTGTAAAAAAAGTATTTGAGATAAAATATAAAAAAGGAGATGAAAACTAAGTTGATAAAGAAGCATAATCCGCAATCTTTTTTGGATGATTTGAAAAGGGTACGGGAGGTCATGGTTTACGCAGAGTACACCAACTCCTACTATCAAATCTTAAAAAAAGACTTGCTGAGAGATGCTGAAAGGAAAGCAATCACATACTATATAACGGATACTATATTTATTATAAAAAGGAATGTGATGGTAGTCATTTAACGAATAACAAAACAGATATGAACCCAATGGATAATGAGTTACAATGCAAGAGATGTGGGAAGCCGATAAAAGGTGGTTGCTACAATGCTCCCGATGGACCTTTTTGTGTGGATTGCTGGGAAAATAAAATCAGCGAGAAAGTTAAAAAGGATTATGAGAAACAAGCCTTAAAGAGATTGCAGGCTATTGGTCTCGGTTTTAAAACAAATCAGTAATGAATAAAAAAGAAATATCAATGAAGAAAGGTCAGAAAGTACGCATTCTGCGTACCAATCAGGTAGCGACAATCGTCGAAGTGGAGTTAATTCGTAAAGGTGGCAAGGTACATCGGTACTGCCATCTGAAGACAGATGAAAAGTCATATTTATGGCTGGACTCTTCAGAACTTGGTTGTGTGGTGGAGGAAGTGAAGGTCTCGGTAGTTGATGACCGGAACCGGGAACTGCACTTGGCTATATGCCAGGACTACTCCAAGGATAAGATGACGCTACATCTTACCGGTAAGAATCCGGATAATCTGAAGGAAGCTTCCGGATTATATGCGAGACTGATGAATTTGCTCATTGGGAGCCTGAAGGAAACGCGGGAACTGTAGGAGCAGATAACGTCCTTGATAACTCTCCTATAAAACAATTCCTTTGTACCCTTCAATGTTTAAAACATGGACTTGCTTCAATATCTTCCGGACGATAGTCGATCCTGGATTCAGTCTTATATAGAGCTGGTAGGAATGGAGAGGTTGACGGAATACTATGACAAAGTATTCATCGAGCTGTACGAGATGCTGCCCGGTGAATCTTTCCGGGTACTTGAAAAGGTTAGTCCGGAGAACTATGGCCTTTTCATGAAATGCGTGTATTCATGCTTGTGCGAGTTTGACTTGTATGATATATGCAGCTATTATATCGAAGAACAAGGTACTGTCATCCTTAGAAGGTAGTACCCGAATATAATATACAATGATAGACGAAAGAATCATAGAACAAATCTTAGACCGTGCTGATATTGTGGATGTAATATCCGGTTACGTCGATCTGAAGAAGAAAGGAGTAAATTACCAGGCGTGCTGCCCTTTCCACAAGGAGAAGACCCCCAGTTTCTTCGTGAGCCCGGCACGCGGCACCTGGCACTGTTTCGGATGTGGCAAGGGCGGCAACGCCGTCGGTTTCTTGATGGAGCACGAGACGATGAGCTATCCGGAGGCCGTCAGGCACCTCGGCAAGAAATACGGCATAACCGTCGAGGAAGAGAGGCTGACTCCCGAGCAGGAACAGGCACGCATGAAGCGCGAGTCGATGTTCGTAATCAACCAGCGGTGCGCGGAGCATTTCCGCCAGAATCTGCTGGACCCGGCCAACAAGGTCGCCGCCGAATATGTCAAAGGGCGCTGGGGACTGGAGTATGCCGAAGAGACGGGCATCGGGTTCGCACCCGACAAGTGGGATGACTTGTTGAAGTTCGCGCAATCGGCCGGTCTTTCCATAGACTTGATGAAGGAGATGGGGCTGCTATCGGACAACAAGGAAAAGGCTAAAGAAAGGGGGACGGAGATTAGGACTTTCGATGGTTACCGTAACCGCATAGTTATTCCCATACGCGACCGTTTTCGACGGATTATAGGCTTTACCGCACGTGACATGTCCGGTGAGAAGGTGGCCAAGTATATCAATTCGGCTGAAAATGAAATCTACCATAAACGTGATTCAATTTTCGGAATTGATACGGCCATACGCCAGGCTGCCAAAGAAGATAAATTCTATTTGGTGGAAGGGGCGCCCGATGCGATGCAGCTTCAGCGTATTCGTGTCAACAACGCTGTTGCCCCTCTTGGAGGCGATTGGACTGAAAGCCAGATGGAGCAACTGAAGAAGTACGCCACTAAAGTTTGCTTCCTTCCGGATGCGGACCCGCCCACCCCAGATAAAGGTGAGAAACTGGGTGCCGGCATTCGCAACGTGATGCGTAACGGATTGCAGGCGATGAAGTGTGGGTTTGGTGTATCGGTCAAGGAGATACCACTTGGGGAAGCGCAGAGCAAGAATGATCCGGATACCTACTGTACGAGCATTCATAAGTTTCAAGAACTGAAAGAGGTAGATTTCATTCCATGGTATGCCTCATATATATTCCAGGACATCAATACTACCGAAGAGCGAAGCGATGCTGTCAGCACCATCTGCTCCATGGTGGTCATGGTGAAGGACGAAGTCAAAGAGTCCATGTACCTCAAACAGCTCCAGTCATTCTATGATGACAAGAAGTTGTGGCAAACGGCCATCAACCGTGCCAAGAAGCTTGATAAAGCCAAGCAAGTCATTAATGAGAGCAAAAAGATAGACCGTGACCTTTATCAAAAATATGGCTTCTATGAAGAATACAATGCTTACTTTGCATTGGCTGGGGACAGTGGGAAAGCTGTGCAATGGAGCAATTTTACCATGTTGCCTCTATTCCACATCAAAGATTCCCTCCTGCCCAAACGTCTCTACCGAATCAAGAACCAAAACAAGCAAGAGGAAATCATAGAGATGAAACAAGAAGACCTAGTGTCATTGTCCAAGTTCAAGCAAAAGGTAGAAGGCCTCGGCAATTATATCTGGCTGGCCACTGAAAAAGAACTCACAAAGCTGAAGATGTTCCTTTACGAACAGACCGAGACTGCACTTGAGGTGACACAGCTTGGCTGGCAACGGCAGGGGTTCTTTGCCTTCGGCAATGGGTGCTTTGATACGGAGTGGCATATCGCGGATGAATACGGTATCGTACGGTTGAAGAATGGCAATTTTTACCTACCGGGTTGTAGTACCATTTATCGTGATGACATCAAATTATTTCAGTTCGAACGCAGGTTTGTACACACCACGTACAACAATGTCAGCATAAGGGTGTACAGCGAACAGTTGATTCGTGTATTCGGAGACAATGCTAAGGTTGGTATCTGCTTCTTGATCGCTTCCCTTTTCCGGGATATTATTTCGGGGCAAACTAAAAGTTTTCCCATCCTTAATCTGTTTGGCCCGAAAGGTAGCGGCAAATCAGAACTCGGTCACAGCCTGATGTCGTTCTTCATCATCAATAATAATCCGCCAAACATCCAGAATGCGACTATTGCAGCCTTGGGAGATGCGGTGGCACAATGCGCCAATGCGCTGGTGCATATTGACGAGTACAAGAATTCCATCGACCTTGACAAACGGGAGTTCCTCAAAGGCTTGTGGGACGGAACCGGCCGAAGCCGCATGAACATGGACCGGGACAAGAAGCGGGAGATTACGAGCGTGGATTGCGGTGTCATCCTATCCGGTCAAGAGATGCCGACAATTGACATCGCCCTATTTTCCAGGTTGATTTACCTGACCTTTACCAAAACGGAATTCTCCACGTCTGAGAAACAGGCATTTGACCAATGCAAGTCAATACGCGACTTAGGACTGTCGCACCTTACTTTGCAGCTGTTGCGCTACCGGTCAAAAATGGAGACGGATTTCACGTCCTCCTATCGCCAGTGTATGGGGGATTTGAATGAACGCTTGAAGGGCGAGAGCATAGAAGACCGCATCCAGCGGAACTGGGTCATTCCATTGGCCGCCTTCCGCGCGCTTGAAGCGGTGCTCGACGTGCCATTCACTTACCTGGATCTGCTGAACATCTGTGTGGACGGCATCATCCGGCAGAACCGTGAATGCAAGAGCAACAACGAATTGGCCAACTTCTGGAATGTGGTCAGTTACTTGCAGCAGGACGGTGAAATATTCTTAGAGTCGGATTTCCGCATTGATTATTTGTCCGGGCTGAAGACAAACAAGGTCAAGGACCTCGCTTTTAAGCAGCCACGCCCTATCCTGCGTATGCGCACAGACCGCATCTTCATGCTGTATAAGAAGTTCAGCAAGCAGGTGGGAGATACCGCTTTACCGACTGAATCGTTGAATTTCTACTTGGAGAACTCCAAAGAATACCTGGGGGTACAAAACTCCGTCCGTTTCAAGAACATATTGAAGGGGGTAGAAGTAACCAAAGAACTGGAGGCCGGTGGACAAAAGTATTATAAGAAAACCAGCGTGACCAAGCAGGCCCTCTGCTTCGATTACACGGAGCTGATGGCAAACTATAATATCAATCTCAACATTGATATGGGAATGCCTGACGAAGAGGAAGAAGGGCGGGATAATAAACCGCCGGAGGACAAAACTTCTCCATATAAATTTTAATGTCTATCATAGTTGTGCGGAAGCTCTTGCCTGTGAAGGTAGGGGCTTTTTTCTTGCCTTTTTGAGACAAAAAAGATGCTTTATTTTGGGGCAAAAAATGCTTCTACACTTTCTACACTTTCTACATCTTTATAAATCAGTGTTTTATGTTATAAAAAGATGTTCTACAAGCTTCTACAAATTTCTACAAAATGCTGCTTTTCTGTATTTCTTCTACAAATAGATACTTTGTAGAAGGTTTTTCTACACTTTTTCTTCTATACTAAAACCGTTATGTTGTTGATATATAGGTAATTTTATACTTTGTAGAAAGTGTAGAAGGTGTAGAGGGCAAAATGTGCCTGCTCCAATAGAAATAAAAAACAAGAGAGTGATGAATATATTAATCAATATGCGTATTTTTGTATAAAAATCAATACTTTAAATGACGAAGAAAGACCGATTTGTGTGTTGGCTCCCTTGCAAGCCTTATGTCAAGCAATTCCTGCTGTACAATTTCAATGCCCCGGACGACACTTGGACAGAAATAGTCAATCTGTCCCCGGACAAGGAGCTGCAGAACGACTTCCTTTCCAGGCTTGCAAAACCCGGACGATACGAGAACAGATACCGGAACCTGGCACGATATACCGCCAACGTGGCGGTGGAGATACGCCGTGATGACTTCTACCGATACGGATGGGCGATGTCGAATACCGAAGTGGTGGCATTCGGCAGCAAGGTGGAAAGACGGATCAAGCAGATGCTTTTCCTCTATCTCGACACCCATGTCAGTATCGGAATCCCACTCTCGACCGCCATTCGCAACTTTCAGAACAGCTTCGGCTTTGATGACGACACCTGGTCTTATGAGACTATCCGCAGGGAGTATAACCGGCATGGATATAGGAAAACGGTGGAGAATACCACGATTTTAGACTTTATTAACCGTATAATTTTGGGGAAGTTGTCCGAATTCGGGACAATTTCCCAGCAGGGAAAAATGGCTTATGAAAGCAATGCATTATGATTTTGAAAACGTCGGAGGATTGTTGCAGGTGATTGCCGTGCCTCCGGCCTCATTCGTGCAAATCCGTAAGGACTATGCCGCCGGTCTGAACTATCTGGAACTCCGCAACCGGGAGGATATTGTTTCCATACCGGTATATGCCAATGACACCTATTCCTATAATGAAGACAAGGAGGTGAATGACGCGGGGGACTGCTGGAACGTTTCCATTGAAGGGGTGATTCCGAAACTTTCCCCGGCAAACCATCAGCTGACGGAGATGCTGGAGCGTGGCTTGTGGTATGTACTGGCAGTGGACGGCAACGGGGCGGTCCATTGGTGCGGGCAGGAGGACGCACTCATGCTGTTCGCCACAAACAAGACAAGCGGACGTTCCGTGTCGGAACGGAACGGCACCTCATTCACGTTCACCTGCATCCAGGATGAACCGACCGTCTATATTGAAAACATGGAGGAAATATAACCGTACAACGTCCTTTGCTGACACACAACACTCTTTCAGTCAAACATTTATATGTCCGCTGACGGTGCCCGATGTCCTTGGGTACCGTTTTTTTTGCGTTTTTCTTTGCGCAAAAATAAGTTTTATGAACGAGACAGTTATCACATTATTCGGAGCGATTGACCGTTACTGGTACAACAAAAACTATCTGAAATACTTCCTTGACAAGGCCAAAGGCCAGCCCGTACGCTTGAAAGTTTCCAGTTATGGCGGTGATGTGGCCGAAGCGGTCGCCATGTCCGCCTTGATGGCCGAGCACGGCAATGTGACGGTGGAGTTCATCAGCTTCAACGCTTCGGCGGCCACCATATTGGCGTTCGGCGCCAAGTCCATCGAGATGCACGAGGACGGCATGTGGCTGGCGCATAAATGCAGCCTGGGAGTGGACATCTGGGGCCAGCTCAATGCGGACCAGTTGGAGGACACCATCAAGGAACTGCAGAACAAGAAGAAGAGCGCGGAAGCCATTGACCTGATGATTGCACAGAAGTACATCAACCGTAGCGGCAAAAGCCTGAAGGAGATTATCACCCTGATGGAAGAGGAACGCTGGATGCCTGCCGCCGAAGCCAAGGAATGGGGATTCATAGACAGGATCATTCCCGGTACCCATAAAAAGCCGCAGGTGACCAATGAAATGACCGACTGCTTCACCGCGCTTGGTCTACCGTTGCCGGCTATCGATTCGGAGGGGAAGCCGGAACCGGAAGGCCGTGACAAAAACTTGGTCTCCCAGATTATCGACGGTATCAAAGGGCTGTTCCCTACCGGCAACAAGACTGACATTTCTAATTCTTCAAATACAGTTATGCGTAAAGAATTTACTTTCATCAACCAGATCCTCAACAGCGAAGGCATTGAGGAAAAAGACGGCAAGATGTTGCTTACCGTAGAGAATCTGCAGGCCATCAATGACGCCGTCAAGGCCGCCAACGAAGCGAAAGCCAAGGCGGAGAATGACCTGGCTGTCGCCAACACTGCCAAGGAGACCGCCGAAAACAGTCTGACGGCAGTCGTGAATGACCTTGACAGCCTAAGTGACAGCATCAAGAATGCCGCCGACAACAAGGCCAAGGTACAAGTTATCCGTGACATTGTCGCCAAGATACCCGGAACGGGTACCGACAGCCACCGGGAAGCGAACGAAGACAACAAGTTTGCGGACATCGCCACAGACCCGATCAACAGTTTTGAGAACGAGTAACACTAAACTATTCTATTATGGATTTTAAAGCACCTATTGACATTACCGCCGTTCTGACCGCGGTAAAAAAGCACAAGGACATCCTGAAGGCGGTCGACAAGCTCGACGCCTCGGAGGTGTTGAGACATTTCACTCCGGTACCGGGCATAACCGACTCCCTTGAACTGGGCAAGGTGGAGGGCGGAAGCATCTCCGGCAAGTACACCGGCAAGTTCACTGCCGGAAAGTATCTGGGCAAGATTGTTCCCCGACGTCTGGTTGTGCGTCCCGTTGTAATGGAGATGTCCGACGAGCCTGAGCGCTACCGACGCACCTACATCGCCGAGGTTCCCGGTACACTCCGCAAGGAACACCCGTTCGAGCTGTGGCTGATCAACCACGGGCACGAACTGGCATCCAATGACCTGCTGTTTGCCATTTTCACGGCAAAATACAGTGCGGATGAAGAAAAGACAGACATTCAGGACTCTTTCGACGGTATCGGTACCATCGTTACTGAAGGCGAGGCTGTCGGGGACATCTCCAGTGCCGAGGGAAACGTTTATGCGACCGGTGAACTGTCCCGCGCCGATATCGGGGAGAAGCTGCTGGAAATGTGGCGCCACATGCCGCGTACCTTCAAGCGCAAGAAGAACATCAAGATGTTCATTTCCGACGATCTGGGAGACATGTACGATGACTGGCGCAAGGACGAAGGCACCATTGTCATCGGACTCAAGGAGGACACTTCCGACACGCAGCACCTACTTGGTTCCAACAACCGCTGCGAGCTGGTGCGTGTTCCGAACCTTCCCGACGGCAGCCAGTTCGTCATGCTGACCACCAAGGAGAACGTATGCTACGGCTTTGACAAGGAGAGCGACTTCAAGTCCATCAAGCCGTTCATGTCCGGCAACCCCTATACCTTCGACGCTGCGGGCAAGTATGTGATCGGCTTCCAGTTCGTGTCTGTGCACAAGTCCGAGTTCTGCGTCAACGATCGTCCGGTGGACCCGGAAGGAACCAATCCGTTCGGATACATTGAAGTGACCATTACGCCGGATGAAGCGGTCAACAACGGAGGCAAATGGCGCATCCAGGGCGAGGAAGCCTGGCGTGAGTCCGGTACATATGTGGCAGTTCCCGGTGGAAAGGAATATACCGTCGAGTTCCTGGAAGCTGCCGGATACACCACTCCTGCCGTGCAGAAGAAGACGCCCGCTACAGGCAAAGTGGAGAAGGTGACGGGCACCTATGTTGTTAAATCCGAATAAACCCTACGACTATGGCAGAAGTAGACCCTAAATTATGTATTGCCCTTGATGACATCAACGAGGCAATGGACTGCGAGAACCAGGACAACATGGGCGGTATCATACCGTCCGTCATCTTCGGTTATCATGCGGATGTGGCCACATGGCCGGACTACCCGAAAAAGACGGAATCCCCTCTTTCTCTTGAAGAAGCCGGTACATTGGTTGGCGACCTGGTCATGAAGGAAAACTGTCGTGCATACAAGATGGATTTCACCGACGAGCTGGCCGAGTTCAAGATTACCGACCAGGGAGAAAGCGGCGGGGAATCGTTCCTGATGGACCTGAATATCATTTCGGCCAAAATGCGGAAGAAGATATTCGGTTTTGAGAATGCGACCAAAGGGCGCAAGATGTTCTTTATCGTGACCGACAACAACGGCACGAACTACCTGATGGGTGACAAGCGGCGCGGCGCGCTCCGTGCGTCGGGTGACGGCGCCACTACCGGAGCAAGCTCCACTGCCCGCAACCAGAACACCCTCCACTACACCTTTACTGCACCGCGCAAATGTGTGTATGAGGGAGACACGGAGGACATCCTGACTGTAAAAGCCGCATCAGAAGATCCATAAGACTTTTTTGTTCATGATTGGTTGTTCATGTCCGTCTCTCGCTCTCACGCAGGGGCGGACATTTTGTTTTGTCCTATTCCGGCAACAAAAATCGCAATAGCTTTGCGTATCATCAAAAAACAACGTACATACAATGTCAAAGATTACACAGAACTACATTGAGGCGCGCAGGGACGGCATCAAGTGGCTGAACTCGCAGAAACGTGATTACAGCACCGGTGTGAATATCCTGACCCGTTCTGGATATAAGGGGTTTGTCGCCGCACGTCTGGCACGCCAGGGCGAAAAGCCGCATACCCGCGAGAAGCTGGAATACGAGATCCGGCAGATGATCAAGGTGTGGTACCATCCGGATGATCCGCGCTTTGAGGATGTGGACCTGGCAGATGATGCAATGCCGGGCAATGACGGGCGTTCCGAGACGGTTCCCGAAGAGACGGCTGCCGCCATTGTCGCCGTTGCGGAGAGGGAATTGGCGCGTGAGGCGGACGAACAGCCCGCCTATCCTCCGGTGATGGCCAAAATCATCTATGATTTCCGGGAATGCTACAACGAACGTTCACTCCAGCACCGGATGCTTGCCGGACTGGGTGAGACAAACACGCAGGCTGTATGCACGCAGCGCAAGGATATTGTCGCCCGTATAGCCTTTCTCTCCAACCGCATGACACTGCTGGCTGCCATCAAAAGGCAGTTCGAGCAGGACAGGGAACTGCCGACTGAAGAACAGCTGGACGAACTCTACAAAAAAACGGATACCCCCGAAGAAAATCCGGAAAAGGAAGAGGACGAGACCGACATCAGTTCCCTATCCGTGGAAGAACTGAAGAAAGCGAAATCCAATGCCAAGAGCAAGATTACCAAGGCAAGGAACATGCTGCTGTACTCTTCGGAAAGCAAGCCCAAGGACGGCAAGGAGAATCCCCTTCCCGACTGCCCCAAACGCGTGAAATACGAGAAGAAGGTGGCTGTCCAGGAAGCACTGGTGGAAAGGATAGAATATCGTTTGGCAGAACTGCAATAGGTTAGGTTATGCTGGTCTGTTGCAGCGAGATTGAGAATAAGATGATGCCGGTGGATGATGCAGTAAGTCCTATGCAGGGAGACCGATACCCGACAGGCTACATCCACCGAACGGATGCGGCAGCCTCCGGCCACGACCTGGCTGCGGAGAAGCTGCTGCATCCGGACGCCATGGGGGTGCTGGTACCCGGCAGGGACAAGCATTTCTACTCTTCAGGGGCGTTCAACCTGATACAGTTGATTTTCTATATTCTTAAACAGACAGGGCCGGCACACCTGCTGCTTACCACCTATTCCATCTCCATGGACAGCATTGCGGCGATCCACCGGAAAGTGGAAACGGGCGAGCTGTTGTCAGTGCGGTTCCTGATAGACAACCGGGTACGCAGCATATCACCCAAACCGTTCGATTATCTGGTGACCACGTTCCCGGACTGCTACCGTTGCCTCGCGCTTCATGCGAAGGTGGCGCTGCTGTATAACGAGGACTGGAAGATTACCGTAGTGGGCAGCCAGAACGCCACGCACAACCCGAAGCTGGAACGTGGAATCATCCATACCGGCAGAGATATTTTTGATTTTGACTTTAAAATGCTGAATGATGAATTTGACTCAGGAACAACGTGAGGAGATAGAGAAGATGGCCTATCGTTTGATCCCTCCGGGGCTGATAGCCATCAATATAGGTGCCGATGAGACGGACTTTCTCGCGGAACTCCGCACACCGGGCACCGAAGTCCGGACCGCCTTCTACCGGGGGCATCTTCGCCAGACGGTTGAACTCCGGGAGTCACTCATCAAGTCGGCTGTCAATGGCAGCAACCCGGCACAGCAGGAGCTTATCAAGTTCATCAAATCGCAACAGCAGTATCTTGAGTATGAATAACAACCGTCTGACGGCATCCAAAAGCAAGGCCTCACTGGAGGAGCAATCCTACGACCTGATACAACAGCACATCATCGACCCGGAGAACAGTCCGCTGCCGGAGCATCTGCGTGTACAGTGTAACCGGGTGCTGCAGATAGCACGTCTTTTGGATGACTATCCGAACGAGAGCCACATCATCAACATCATGCTGGCAAAATACCGTATCTCGCGTACCCAGATAAGGAAGGACATCGCCCTGGCAAAAGAGCTGTTCAAGACACAGCACCAGTTCGATTGGGACTTCTGGTATTCCTGGATGATCAAGGACCAGATTCAGCTTATCCGGGATTGCAAGCTCAAAGGTGATCTCAAGCAATGGAACAACGCCAAGAAAGTGCTGCATCAGATGATTGGTGAGAAGCCGGCTTCCGTCGAGGACCCGCGACGCATGGAGAAGAATGTATTCTACATCCAGATCAACAGTATGGGGCAAAAGGTGGATATTCCCCTGAATGCCGTCCGCAACCTTTCCCAGGAAGAGCAGAAGGTTCTGGTGGATTCGATGTACACGCCTATCGACGACGCACAAGCTGAAGAAATAATGAACTCATAACAGATTACCCATGAAAAAATTGACAAACAAACGACTCATCTCTTACTTGGTTGACCATAAGCACATTGATATGGTATCGGTCAACAAGACACAGATTGTCTGTACCGTATCTGCCAGGTTCAGGCCGGAAGAGGTACCGCAGCTGCTGGCTGATACCGGACAGGACATGCCCCGCATGACCTCCTCCGAAGGTGTGAACTACATTGTTTTCCCACGATATTGATACGGCAGGACAATGGACGAAAACGTCTGGGAAGAGGTCATACAGGTCAATCCGGCGCAGGCGGCATTCCTCGTGATGCCGTACAAGAACGGATATGTCATCTACTCGCGTGCCACGGGTAAATCATTCATTACCGGTGCCGTGATAGATGACAACATCCGGCTCATGCCGCGAGGGATTACTACGCTCACCCAGGCCACCATCGGGCAGGCGTTGACTAAAACCCTGCCTTCAGCGTTCAAGATGCTGGAGATGCTCGGTTATAAGCAGTGGGACCCGGTCAGCAAGACCGGTGACTATGTGGTGTGCCGCCGTCCCATCGAAGGATGGTACAAGCCATACGAGCACATCATGTCATTCGAGTACGGCATCAGCTTCAGCAACGGGCATATGCTCTACATACTTACTCAGGGCGGTAACAGCCGCGGTCCGAATGCGGACTACAACATCACCGATGAAGCGCTGACGCTCGACAAGGAGAAGTTCGACCAGGAGGCGGCGCCGACCAACCGTGGCAATGAGCATATCTTCGGGCGCAAGTCGGAGCATCCGGTGCTGAAGCACCACGGCAACACCTTCCTCTCCTCCATGCCGTACACGCCCGAACAGAAATGGTTGCTTGAACCGGCCAAGTATTATGAAGAAGAACGCGGCATCCGGCTGTTTGATGTCTGGAATAAGATTGTGCGGTTACAGATGCAGCTCATTGATGCAAGGATTGCGAATGATGCGGGACTGTTCAAGGAGATCTGGAACGAGACCGTCCGTCTCAGGCAAAGTATCACGCCGTTCGTTTCACGTGACGGCACGCTCTTTATCCTTGGCTCCATCTTCGACAACATCGCCAATGTGGGCATGAACTATATCCTGAACCAGTACAAGGTGATGGATAAGCTTTCCTTCATGATAGAGATCCTGAACTTCATGGTGGATAAGATTGATAGCTGCTACTACCAGTTGGATGAACGCCATATCTATTACAATGCGACCAATGACGACTATATCCGTGACTTTGCCGAAGATCATAACTACAACTGGCAGCAGCTTGCCAATAACGATGACAGCCGACGTGACCTGGACTGCAATCCCAACCAGCCGATAGAGCTGACACCCGACTGGGGTAGTGCTGCCTCATTCCTGGAAGTGGCGCAGGAGCGCAACTATGACTTCGTGACGAAGCTGCTGACACGTGAGCCGGTAGACAACAACATCAACGAGTTCTTTGTCAAACGTGATGAAGAGGATGATACCATGGTGAACGCGCTGATGGACAAGTTCTGTCACTACTACCGTAACCATATCAACAAACACCTGCATTATTACCGTGACCGTTACGGGGATGCACGCCGTGCCAACAACAAGAAGTCCTACAACGAGCTTGCCATCGAGCGTCTGGAGAAACATGGGTGGACGGTGGAACAGCACACCCATGCGGGCATGGAGCCACCGCAGCATGACAAGTACCTGCTCTGGGCTTCCATCCTGGCAGAGAAAGACGAACGGTTCCCGAAGAAGCGTTTCAACGGCTCGAAATGCAAATATACACTCATCTCCATGAACAATACGCGTGTCATCGAGGACCGCGAGGGGCGTTTTGCCAAGGATAAGCGCAGCGAGCGTAACCAGTCCATTCTTCCGGAAGAAGCCACCCACTTCGGTGATGCGGTGGATAAGCGTGTATGGACGAAGTACGGGCACCTGCTCAGGCAGGCATACGGATTCGTGGACGCACGTATCTGATTCACCTCATACACATACATCCGCAATCACAATCGCAATGCTTATGGCAGGACTCGCAACGTCCGCAATGGGAATCGCTGCACTTTAGGACAGAACGCCGTGTGCAGGACTGGCCGAGGGGCATCCTCCTTGTCATATTTCCTTGCTTCTTGCGTTTTTGGTTGCGTTTTTGGATAGGGCGCGGTCGGCAGAAACTTCCGTTTCTGTTTCCATTCGGATGGAAAGAGGGGTATTCTGTATTCATTATCAAAGAAGTATATTTCTTATAACATTCATTAACAAAGAGTACGGCGCGCGCAAAATCCGTACTGAAGGAACAGGCAGGCAAATCTATTTCCTCCAGTACGGATTTTGCGCGTCTCAGCGGTAAGTAGCGGCAGCTACTTGCGTTTGTCCGCATCCATGCAGGTAGACCCGGTCTTTTCCGTTTCAATAGCTAAGGTAGAGACCGTAGAGCGGTATAGTCTTCAACTATGTATTTTCAGGCTGTTTCCTTTTCTGATTGTCGCCCTTCATTTCTGTCCCCTATCACCACGCTATTTCGCTTTTTTGTGCTGCAAAGGTAAATGTTGACGTCACTGGCTCAAGTTCGGGCTGGCATTTCCGAAAAAATCTCCACCCTTCGGGTAGTATTCAGGCCGTTCCGGTTTTCTGAAAAACTTGCTCTTGCTCCTTACAACACCTTTTGATGCAGCGTAAAAAAGGCGAAACATACCGCGTAGCGACAGGCGACGCAGAAAAAAAAAGCTCCAATCAGGGAAACAGCCAAATTTGAAAAGGCTCACACCCGGAAGCTCAAGGTTCAACATAAAAATTGCAGCATTATGAAAACATTCACTTACAAACAAGCTATCGAGGTCTTGAACAAATATTTTAAGGGGTACAGAATATTAAAGAAGTTTGACGGGATTAGGGAGTTGAGCATTCTTTTTCGGGATATGAACGGGAAAAAGTGGGAACTGCTTTCAACGGCTGACCCGTACTTTCAGACGGTGGAGGATTATGTGATTATAGAGGCGTAATATTTTAATACATAACATATTAATATATAGAATCATGAAAAAGGAAAGAGACGAAAAGAAAGAACGTGAAGCACGTTTGCTGAAAAGGCAGCAGTTAAAAACATTGTCGCAGTCGTTGGTCGCTCGCAGAAATTTGGGCGAATATATGGGTAACGAGGATGACACGGTAAACGGTCTGTTGCGGTTTTACTATGCCTGCAAGGGGTATACCAACCTAAAGACTTTCAAGGAGTGGAAAGATGCTGGCTACACCGTCCGCAAGGGAGAAAAAGCCCTGCTTATATGGGGAATGCCCATCACATCGAAAGCGGAAAAGCAGCGCATTGAGGAACAGAAAAAGCAGGGTAAGGAAGAGGAAGCAAAAGAGGACTTTTTTCCTTTATGCTATCTCTTTGCCGAAAGCCAGGTACACAAGTTAGAGAAGTAGGTTAACCAACTATTTATAAATCATTAATTATTAACTTTTTAAAATTTACATCAATGGAAAAAGAAGTAAAAACAATCGGTCAGGAAGTAACTAAAGCAGTAGAAACCATGAAAGAGGCAGGAAAGCAGGGAAAACAGCCCCAACAGCAACAAGAGAAAGCGGAAAAGCCAGATACGCCCAGGGGTAAGGGGAAGACCCCCAAGAAGGACGAGGCAGCCAAATTGCAGGAGGAAATCAACCGCAAGACGAAAGAGCTGGAGAAATGTTTGGCCGAGCTGGAACGGAAAAAAGAGATTTCCCGTAATCGTACCGCATTCATCAACGCTATGGATAAGCTGGATGAAGCGGCAGGAAAGCTGCAAGAGGACAACTCTTTTGAAACGCCCCTCTATAAATTGCGATTTACGGACGCTTCGGGTTATGGCAGTAATAGCGACATCTTTACCATTTCTAACCGTTATTTGCTGGAAGAGTTCATAAAGTTTATGAAGAAAAAAATACAATCGAAAATCGAAGAACTGGAGCAGCTTCTAATCAGTGAATAACAAACAGAATAGCCCACTTTCGGGTGGGCTACCTAATAAAAAACGAATATTATGGATACTTTATTTGATAGCCCATGCCGCTACATGAGCGACAGTGAACTTTTGTACGAAATCAGCAACAACAGACAGATTGTTTCGGACATCGAACGCAGCAACGAAGTGATAGACCTTGAAAAATTGTTTTCCTCTTTGACTCCTGGACGCAGGAGGGTAGCCGTGGCAGCCGTGGAGATATACAAGAGGCAACAGTCGCAGCAGGTGGAACGCAGGGAGATATTCGGGAGTGCAGACATATACGAACTGATGGGGCCGTTGATAGGAGATTTGCCGAATGAGGAGTTTTGGGTCATATCTCTCAATCAATCTGCCAAGCTCATCAAGAAAGTACGTATATCGGTAGGCGGCATAACCCAGACTTCAGCGGATATAAGGCTGATTATGCGAGTGTTGATTGATACGAGGGCTACGCAGTTTGCAGCGGTACATAACCATCCGAGTGGCAACATCCGACCGAGCAATGAGGACAAGAAACTGACGGAGCAGCTTAAGAAGGCGGCAGGGTTATTCAATATTAGGATGATAGACCATGTGATTATAACGAATGGTGGATATTACAGTTTTGGCGATGAGGGGCTGATTTGACGGAAGGGGTGCAGGGCGCACCCATTCCGTTTGCTCGCATGCTCGCAAACGGAATGGGGCCCGAAAAGCGGAATGACTGGTCGTGTTGCCGTTCCTTCAACCACGGAGGGGCTTTTTTTGTCCTATGAGAACGGATGGTTGGCTTCTATCTTTGTGACAAAAAAAGAGATATGATACGCTTTTTCACAAGATTCGTCGCCACCTATGGGTATGATTCACCGAAGGAGTTCTTTCTTTCGGTGGCTCCGAGCTTCAAGTACAACCTGCAATTTCCGGCCATCTCCTTCAGCGCCGTCACTGCCGTAGTCAGCGAATGGATAGGCATTACACCGTTCCTGGCCATGGCCATGCTCGTTGCCATTGTCTCCGAGATGTGGACGGGCATCCGGGCAAGCAAGGTCCAGGGAATAGGATTCGAGAGCTTCCGTTTCTCACGCTGCATCATCAAGCTGTGTATCTGGCTGACCATCATCTATATCACCCACTCGTTCTATCTGGAGAGCAAGGCCGGAGCGGAAGAAAGCTTTATCATGCTACTGGCCACCCTGTTCTTCTCTATTGTCAAGGTGTTCGTCATGACCTGGTTCTGCGTCGAGCACGTGACAAGCATACTGGAGAACCTGGCGGTCATCGACGGCAAGCCGAAAGACGCGCTGATCAAGCAGGTGGGAATATTGTGGGTGACAGTCACGGATAAATTCAGAAAAAAGGCCGATGAGACGGAAGGTTAGCCATATGTTGCTTTGTGCGGTTATCGCATTTCTCTCCGGCTGGGCCGGCCACTGGCTGGGTTCCCGGAAACGGAGCATTGTCCGCGTACCGGAAACGGTGGTCAGGCATGACACAATACGCCCTGCCATTCCGGCAGCGGAGGTGATTGTCCGTGAGGTACCCACAGAAGTGGATACGGCGGCTATACTGGCCGACTATTTCTCGGAGAAGCATTATCTTGATACAATTATTGAACGCCCTTACCTGAAAGTGGAGCTGACCGACGTGATATCCCACAATTCATTACTTGACCGCACGGTAGTGGTGGACTACCGGCAACCGATCGTCTGCAACAACGCGCTGGTGGTGGGAATGGATGCGGGACGTTACGGATGTGTACTGTCCGCAGGGTACCGGCGTAAGTCCTGGGAGTTCAGGGCGGGTTATGACTTGTACAACAGGTCGCTGGTGTTGGGAGTATCTAAAGACTTATGGAGATGGTGACAAATCTTGTAAATGACTCATATGTGTTTTCCTCTGACATGCAGGACATCCGCATTGCGGACGTGCATGACAAACTGAGCCTCAGGATAGAGGTTGACGGGCAGGAGGCACTGTCCGAAATTTATTATCCGGACCACAGCAACACAGTCATCATTTGCGACCCCGGAGACATTATCAATGAGTATTTTGTACGTCCTGATCTCAACGGTGGGGATGACCGTGTGGCCTTGCCGCCCATGGAGGTACGGCTGGAACTCTCGGACAGCGAATCCACCGAAAACTATACCCTGCATGTATTTTACTCAAGGTATCATGTGTCTTTTGACCCGCAGACGGACTTTATCTTCTACTCCCGATATAAAATCAAGCATATCAGGCAGAACAGCATTGACTATCTCTCCTTTTTCGTCTCGGCCAGGACAGAGGTATTTATAGACATCATATACATGGAGTCCGGCTCCAGCATCAAGAAAACCGTAAAGCTCGAACAGTCCGGCACAGACCGCATGACGGCATATAACATGAGTCCGGTAAAGATAAGCCGGCTCTCAGGCGTCCAATGCGACAATATCATATCGTATGACGCACGCATCACCAACGGTACATTGACAGACCTTGTAAGGTATGTCCTTGACCGGCAGAACCACCGGGAAATGCACCAGTTCCTCTACTATAACGTGTTCGGGCTCCCGGAATCGATTTCATTTTCCGGACTGGTACAGTACAGTCCGGAACTGGAGGGGGATATTGCAGACCTGACGAAACAGAAACGGAGATTCAGCCCTTTCTTCAACGATTTACGCACTGTCAATACCGGCTATCTGGACGAAAACAAATACAAGGCATTGGTGGACATGCTGACTTCTCCGGTACAGCGATGGTATGACACGCCATCGCTTCCGATGGAGATCATCATCACGAACATAGACTTTACCCATACCAAGATGGGAAACCAGCGAGTGAACGTGAACCTCACCTTCTGCCCGGCAAGCAGAAAGCACCAGGTATTTGACCGGTACTCGTTCGGTGGAGGAATATTCGACTACACATTTGACAGAACATTTGAATGATATAACGATATGGAGACAATACGCAGAAACCTGGCTCTGGCCGACATGGACATCCGCACGGACGAACGCGGACGCCGGCGCATCTTTTCGATAAAGTTCGTCAGTAAGGAAGGCAAGGTCTATTTCATGCCCCAGGCCTACGCCTGCGGTGCAGGACGCATGAACATGAAGGAATACCAGCTCCGGGGCGTGCAGCCCTGCGACTGCAAGGGAAATCCGGAAGGACACCCCTACCCTGTGGATATTGACCTGATACTGGAGTATAACAAAAAGAAAATAATATTCTGATGAACATACTGTTTAATTCAAGCGGCATTCCCCTGCTGATGCAGTCCACGTACATATTCGGCGAAACGACGGGGACACCCCAAAATGAAATGAAGGAGCGTACCCGAATCCTGGCGCCATATGACTTGTCGAATGTTTCCTATATAGACATCGACGGAGTGAAGGTGCGTCCATGGGGAGATGAGAATGATTTCCCCCAGAAGGCGGCCGAAGAGATAGGAAACACCAGCGTGCTCAATACGGGCCTGAAGTTTCTTCGTAACCTGACACTTGGGCAAGGCATATATCCTTGTACGGTGAACGGTTACGACAATGATGGTAACGAGATACTGAAGCCCGTTACCGATAGCCGGGTACAGACTTTTATTGCTTCCCGGAATGTGAGGCGCTACATGGAGAAGGTGCTTCGGGATTACTTGAAATTCGGCAACGGTGCCGTCCAGTTTGTGCCGTCGGCTGCCGGCAATTCTTTTGCAGGGGTCAATCCGGTCAATGCGCTTTACCGCCGTTATTCCGAAGTGGACGAATACGGTGCCTGCAAATGCATCGTTTCTGGATATTGGCCGCAACGTCCGGACAAGGGACAATACACCAGGCTGGATGTCCTCTCCGAATACGACCCGCAGATGCACGCTGAAGTGTTGAAGTTTGCCGGAAAGGTGAAGGACGGTTTCATCATGCCGGTACGCGACAGCTGGAGCAATGACGACCTTTACGGCATGCCCATCTGGTGGCCTGCCTACGTTTGTGGATGGGTGGAGATAGCCCATCTTATCCCCCATTTCCTCAAGAAAGCCTACAAGAACCAGATAACCTGGAAGTGGCATGTACAGATACCGTATTCCTACTGGGAGAAGAAATACCCGTCCAAGGACTATTCTGCCAAGGAACGTGAGGCGGCCATACAGAAGTACATGGATTCTGTGGAGCAGAACCTTTGCGGACCGGACAATGCGGAGAAGCCCATCTTCTCGCATTATGCCGTGAACGAGATGAACGGCAGGATTGAGGAGGAATGGAAAATCAAGCCGCTGGAGAACAAATACCAGGGTAGTGACAATCTTCCGGTGTCGGCAGCCGCCAACTCGGAAATTCTGTTTGCATTGATGGTGAATCCGAATGTGCTCGGTGCAGGTATGCCCGGTGGCACCTATGCCGGCAACCAGGGCGGTTCCAATATCCGTGAGGCTTTCCTTGTGAACATTGCCAACGCGTGGATTGACCGGCAGAATATCCTGGACCCTATAGAACTCTATATCAAAATGAACGGCATGCCGGAATGCGAGCTGCGTTTCCGCAATACCGTTTTAGTAACCCTCGATACCGGCAGCGGTACCAAAAAAACATTGAGCTAATGATATTCAGTGCAAAAAAATGGAACAACGGCAAGGAACTGAAAGCGGTGATGAAGGTGAACACCGCCATCTCCTTTGACATGATGGAGGCACCGCTTCGGAATGCTTTCCGACAATACCTCGTACCGTTATTGGGCGATGCGATGGCAGGCGAAGTAGTCGAGATATACGAATTCGGTCCAAATCCGGATGTATTGGAACAGAATACCGAAGAGGCAACCGAACGGGAGAAACTGGACAGCCGCCTGCTGGAGATCTGCAAACGCGCGAACGCGAACCTGGCGTTCTGGAACGATTTCGATGAAATCAGCATGCGTATCACCGATGCGGGCTTCCAACGTCAGAAATCCGACAACGGCGAATCATTCCAGCAGGTGTACAAGTACCAGGAAGACAACCTGCGGGCATCGTTACGCAACAAAGGGTTCAATGCGCTCGACGAGCTGCTTGAATTTCTGTATGCCCATATAGCCGAATATCCGGAGTTCGCGTCCTCCCAGGCCTATCAAGACCGTAAATCGGCCATTGTCCGCAGTACCGCGGATGTCAATGACGTCTGTTTTATCAATGGCAGCCGGATTGTTTTCCTTCGCCTGCAGCCGCACCTGAAGTTTGCCGAGGAGATGCTCCTTCAGCCGGCCATCGGTGACAAGCTGTATGAGCATCTGATTGACGGACTGGTAAATCCCCCAGAAGATGAAGAAGCCCGGAAGAGCATGGAGCGGTTGCGCCTTGCCTGCTCCCGCTACATTGTGGCAATGGCGGTCAGACGGCTGCTAATGGAGACGGGTAGCGTCACGGACCGAGGGCTGTACTTCACCACTGTACAGCCGGGTGAGAAGGGCAATGAGGAGAAGAGACCCGTCGATGCGGAGCGTATCGCCGTACAAATTCAGAATCTGAAAGCGGATGCAGACATGTACATGACCGTGCTGCTGCGTACGGTACGGAACTGTTTTGAGAATTTCTATGAGGGTGATCCCAGGCAGATATACGACCGGGACAATGACCATAAACGCACGTTCTGGACATGAGGGAGCTTCGCATTGCATACCGTAGATTCGGAATCCGCCATGAGATAATCCGCCGGGTACCTCAGAAATGGGAGGAGCTGACACCGGCACAGTTCCTGCTCGTGTCGCGGCTTTATCTTCAAGAAATAGACGAACCATCCTTCCTGAAGGATTTCTATTCCATGCCGTCCGGGGTCGGTTCCGACACCTATTACAGTTATAAGCTGAGCGAACTGGTGGAGTTCATCAGCGACTGCCGTGTCCGGATGGACCGCTTTATCCTTCCTGCCGTCTCCGGGCTGAAAGCACCGGGAGAACGCTTGAAGGGGATGTGTTTCGAGCACTTCATGCACGTGGACACGGCTTTCAACCGATATGTCCGTGACGGCAAGGATGCCTCACTGGACACTTTCGTATCAATGCTCTATTTGAAAGACAACGAATATATTGTCCTACCGTCGGGTGGGAAAAACGGCTTATTTAGCAGGCAGAAACCGCTGATACTGCAAAAACGGATAATGAAGGTGGCAAAAATGGACAGGCACGTCAAGTATGCCATATTCCTGAACAACGTTTTTGTCAAGAGGTGGCTTTCAAAGGCTTTTCCTTTCCTCTTTCCGTTGGATGATGAACCGGAACCGGAGGAGAAGCGGAAAAAACCAACAGCACCGTCTGTCAACTGGCTCGACATCTTCGATGCCTTTGTCGGTGATGATGTGGCGGTGATGGAGAAATACCAGGCAATGCCGGTGGCAACGGCATTCCGTATATTGAATAAAAGAATCCGTGACGCTCAAAAACAGAAGAAATGACTTTTTCGGAATACATAGAGAAGCTGGCTGAAAGGCATGTCGATATACGACACAAGGAGAATGATGAAGTACACTTCCTCTCATCAGAACGGGAGAAGCATACAGCACTGGACAGCGTACTCCACTATCCGGCAGTGATTGTGGACCGTGGCTCAGGATTCAGTTACGGTGGTAATCCGGGTGCATACCGAAAAGACCGCGATTACCTGCTCTTCATTGTGGAACATGTGTCCGACACCTCCGACTATGAGCAGATAGAGGCTGCCCTTGACAAGTGCGAGCGCATTCTTGATGAGTTTCTCAACCAAATTTTGGAAGACAAAAGGATGAAAAGGCTGTGGCTTGCTTTTTCCTTGGAAGATGTAGAAGCGGATTATGTGGTGAACAATGATAACCAGCTTTATGGCGTGATTGCGGCTGTTAGTCTGTCCGAACCTTATAAAGCTTTGAACTGCCGGAAGGCATTTGTTTCATAATATGGCAGATACGATTGACATACTCAAGGAACTTGCACTACAGGTACGGTACGCTACCCAAGAGAATGAAAATACGGCAGAACGGGTAGGCCGCACGCTGGTCGGAATCTTGAATCTGTTATCCAAATACTCCCCTGAAGAATTGGAGAAGATTTTTCTGAGGAAAGATCGAGCTGACGGCACAAATTTTCTGTTGAAGTTCGGCGAGTTTATCGACTCTATGGTCGCGGGCAAGGGTGCCGGAATATTCCCTGACGGCCGCGCGCAGTTTGAACGCCTTGAAGTCCGCGATTCCCTTACTGTCCTTGAACTTATCTTCAACCGTCTCTCTGCCATGGAGAGCGACTATTCCTTCTCCGAGTCCGGTACCATCGAAAGTGTATCGCAACTTGAAGACGGCACATACAGCCTGAAGATGAAGAAACGGTGGGATAACGACTTTACTGCACTGGCAGAAAACGATGTTGTATATGGTGTTGTCAATGACCTTGCATCAGGTGGCGGCAAGTATTATACCTCCTGGCTACGTGTCTTGCATGTTGACACCTCAGCCAATACGATCAACGCTGTGATGTACCCTGATAGTGAGGTGCCGGGTGGCAAGAATTATCCTCCTGAGCCGTTGATGATATTATCACACCGTGGCAACCCGATTGATACTGAACGGCAGGGTTATTGGTATCTGTCATCCCGTGAGCATTGTATCTGCATGCTTAACGGGGTCACAAAACCCATCCTTGAGGAAAGCAACTATTCGGTGATCGTCGGCAGGCTGAAGCATCTGTCTCTGTTCGACAACCTGCCCATCAACTACCTGCACTCTTATATCTACGTTCGGGGATTGGTAGCGCAGGACATCCACCGCATCGACTTCCAAGGCGTATTGCCCCGCATCGCCAACGACCGCGGCGAGTGGAGCATGGAGACCGCCACGGGAGCAGAACCCTACCAAGCCGACCGCGAGGCACAGACCGAGACTGTACGTGTGATGATGTACGATACCGTGTGGCACTACGGATGCAAGTGGATGTGTCTTGTTTCCGGCACTACCGACGAACCGAAGTACGGAGCAGCGGGCTGGGCAATGGTCGAGGGCAATCCGGATTTCAGCATCGATATAGAAAGCTCCAATGGCTGGTACTTCGATGCGGAGCGTTTTGCTACCACCCTCACCATTACCGGTGAGCTGTACAACCGTGACGTTACGGCGCATATCCTTGACAGTGATGTGGAGTGGACGCGCGACACGGGTAACGTCACCGAGGACAACGCTTGGGCGGTCGCACACGCGGAAACCGGCAAGTCGCTGCCGCTGACGGTCAACGACCTCGGTCCCGACTATATGAACATGACCGGGTGCAAGTTCATCGCACGGGTATTGCTGCGTGACGGGCAGAACAATTATGAGACAATGAATTATATAACCTTTTAAAGAATGAATTATGCAAGTCAGCAGAGTGTCAAAAGTGGAGTTTGGTAAAAGCCATGTAGTGGAATACAGGTATAAAGTGTTTGGATTGTTCCCCGTAATCCGTATCACAATAGTTCATGGTGATGGTATGGATGATTGTCTTGAAAAGGCGGTTGAAGAGAAGACAGGTCATAAGGATGTCACAATCATTTCATATACTTGATTATGCAGACTATACAGAAGAAGATAGAGGTTAATTACCGCCCCCTCCAGACCAGCGGCGGGATAGAGGTTGTCGGCAGCGTGCCGGACGTGCAGGTGTACCAGGCTGACAAGGCCGAGTACACTCCGGACTACACGCTTACCCCCCTGACGCTGTTCCCCCGGTGCAATGCCACCGACCCGGATGCGGTGACCAAAGTGGGCGCGGTCAACGCGTCATTGGTCAACATGAAGTGGTACGAGCGCTTGAACGGTGTGCGGACATTGATTACATCTGCCAACAAGAGCTATGTCATTACCGAGACCGGAGCAACAAAAGGGACTATTCAGGTGAAAAAGAATACCGTTCCCGGCAGTCCGGTAACACTGGAGTTCTACGCCGAGTATGTCGATGCGAAGCGTACCGGACAGACGCACGTCTACCGTTTCAGCCGTCTTGTTCGCGCCGTAGATGGCAGCGAAGCACAGCCTAAGCTGGTGATTGATTCTCCTTCTTCTTTGGATTGGAATCCTTGCCGTGATATATCAAAACATATCATTACCGCCAAGCTGCTTGTTGGCGATGTAGATGTCACAGCAACCAACGAGTGCAAGTTCTTCTTCTATCGGAAGCTGAATACGGGCGCACTGGAGCAGATTACCGACGGTAACGGCGACAATGACTGGGAGTTCGTATCACTGACAAAGAACGTGCTTACCATAGACCGGGACTATATCGGCCACGAACAGACCTACGTCGTGAAAGCATCGTACTCGAAGGACGGTGCTCCTTCATCCAAGCCGGACAGTGACATAGACTATGTCTCCACCACCATCCGCAGACGTATTCCCAGCATCGAGATTGACTGGGAGGGATTTCCGCAGCAGGTGGCAGACGGAACCAAGATGATATACCCGAAACCGGTCATCCGTGATACGGCAGGGATTGTCCCCAATCCCCAGGCCATCCTTGAGTGCGAATGGTACACGAAGGCGGCCGGCGCCTCCTCATACGTGCTGGCCGCTGCCGGGTACTCGCCCTCCATCCCATGCACCGACGGCATGATGCTACAGCTGAAGGTGATTGACAAGGGCCCGTATGCGGCGGTGGTGACATCTGACGGCAAGTACGTGACGGATGACAGCGGTAAGTTTATAGTGGCAAGGAAAAGAGATGTTTAACCATTAATCGATAGCAGTATGGCATTTTATATCAAGGTTACAAAGCAAGTTGCGGACAAGCTGGGAGTGGCGGGAATCCGCAACAGCACTGCCGACGGCAATGTGCTGTTATGGCAGGCCGATGTGGCTGGCTTTCCCGGCGATACGGTATTCGACCGGGCGGCAGTAGTCGGGGGCGTGTGCCTTTCCCCGCAGCAGGCCAAGGGTGAGATAGACGGCGTGGAAGATCCGGTGGAGGTCGCCACTCCGGAGGGTTTCATGGATAAAGACGGGGAGGAGGTGACCGATGAGCGTAGCGAGTAAGGTCGGGCAGGTAATCTTTTCGCAAAAGTCTGGCGTTTACATGCCAGCGATTATGTGCGACAAAGGCGACCTCTATCAAGAGTATGATGGTGAATCGGGTGCTCCGACCAACATAGCCCCCGACTTCACCGCGATGAAGCCGACGCTCTCCTTCCTTCTCACCTCCTCACGGGTGGCTGAGGGGATTGTGGTGCCCTCTTCCATCAGGTGGTATTTCAATGACGTCGAGGTCAAGTTCTCGGGCAACGTCTCCACGAACACGTTCGGCGGCGAGACGGGGCATTTCAAGTTCATTCCCTACAAGGCAGGCACTACGAACTATTACGGGCTTCAGATCGTGAAGAACCTGGTGAAGGCGTCGTCCGGTGCGAGCTGCAGCGTCAAGGCGGTGGCTACGGTGACCGTGGGCAACGTGTCGGATGAGGTGCAGTTCGTCTACAGCATCCCTATTACCAAGGGGGTAGGCAACCAGAATGTGGTGACCATCGTTTCGGGTGATGACAAGTATTTCGCTATCCGGGAGAAGGGAGGCAGTGTTGTCCTCACGGCGATGGCGCGGCGTGGAGCGTCAGAGATCACCTCCGGACTGACCTACAAGTGGTCCAGGATGGTTAACGGTGCCTGGCAGACACTCGTCGACCAGACTGGCAAGAGTCTGACCGTTACGGACAGCCTAGTTGACACTACGGGCATCTTCAAGGTGGAGGTGTCGCAGGGCGGCAATCTGATAGGCCTTGACACGCAGACGGTGATGGATTTGTCAGACCCCTACGACATCATAACTAATCCCAATCCCGAGGATGAGACGATTGTTTCCGGTTCCGGAGGTTCGGTGACTTATACGCCTATCCTTGTCAAGCGGGGACAGACCACGAAGGCAAAGAATATGCTGTTCTATTTTGTCTTTATGGATTCGGCAGGGGTCATTCTCAATCCGGCTACGGCGAATGTGGCTGCGGCAAGCGGTACCTGCACTGAAGCTATGTGCCAGCAGGCAGGCGGCAATGTTTCATGGACAATCTCAACGGCAGCATGATATGGCAAAGAAAGCGTTGGCAAGCAAGACGGGAGAAGTGAAGTATCTCCAGCAGGGACCGGTCGGCCCACTGGTCTATCCGACCGGGGAGTACGCGGCATCCGTATCCTATACCCGTACCCCACTGTCCGCACCCATGGTGCTGTGTGAGGGGCAGTATTACGTATTGAACAAGGAGGGCACCTTCAAGAATATTAATCCGAAAAAGGACTATGCGGCCAACGGCAGCAAGGCCACCTGGGTGCTAATGGACAAGGTCAGGTATTCGTTCGTCGAGATTCTGATGGCGAACTTCGCAAAACTGGCGAGCGCCGTATTCTACGGGCAGTACATGTTCTCCCAGTACGGGGTGAGAGCGGACGGTTCGGCCGTGGAGACGGAGGGCGGGTACAAGGACTTCAATTACAGTGATCCGATGAATCCGGCGAACGGGTTCCGTCCGAACCTGCTGATTGACTTCCTGAGAGGGAGCCTTTATGGGCGGAGTGTTGACTTGCAGGGTGACATTACAGCCGAGACAATGAATCTGAAGGTTTGTACAAATTCAGACAATGAATTACCTAATGGCTCTATAATACTTTATCCGAAGAATTTGGGGCCTTTACCGGAACTGGAAGCTGGCACTTGCCAGGAAATGAAGATGTTGTTTCCTATTGCGACAAGGGTTCCCCTTTCCGTAACTTTAACCACTGCATCTGCCAATGTGAGGATTGCGCCCAATGGCTCTATACTTGATTCTGCGTCAAGTTATGATATAGTAGATGCTTACGGATATCATGAATTAATCGGGTTTAGATATGCCGATGGGGATATTACCTATTGGTGTGTATTAAAAAAACAAAAGAGTGTATGAAAGTTTTTTATAAAAGCGAGGTGGCGAAATGGCTATTGTGGTAAGGCTACAGCACCATCACATTCATTTGATTTTAAATTTACAAAACGAGAATAAAAACAAAATGTTAAACTGGTTGTCGTTTTTATCCGAAAATGACGACCCTCAAAAGTACAAGGATGATAGAAAAGGTTAATATAACAGATGCCAATGTGGTTGAGTTAATCAGAGAAAAACTACCTGCTGCAACAGAAGCAAACAAGGGGCTTATGCAAGCTAATGGATTTGAACAAGGTAAGAATATATTAAATAAAGAATACGATAGTAAAATCAGTGCCGGTGTATATTCATCTACTGATAATTTAAATAATATGGGCACTGGAATTTTATTAGCGCTAAGAGGGTTTCAATACACAGCCCATTTATATATTACCAACTCTGCAAGAATATATATTAAAACCATTCGTAGCAATGGAGAGGTTTTGAAAGATTGGACGTTAATAAATAATACCAAAACATAAGAGACTTTTGGAGTATCCATTTTCCTACCCTATCCTTTGACCCTCAAAAGTACAAGGGATATATGATAGAGAAAGTAAACATAAGTCAAGTAATGAACCAGTGCCAGATAGTAACAGATGCAGACTATGTGTACGTGGAAAAAGAAAATAGCCAGGGAAAGATTGATAAGGATACAATATCATCTTTGTTGCCAATTAAGAATATCGGTATTACCGATGTAACAGATTTAAATGAAGCTTATAAAATTTGTAATGCAGGACAAAGCATTTTACATATTGCTCTTACCATGAATTCACCTGTTGATTATGGAATTTGTATTCATGTACAACGCACATATCGTGGTAATGTTACTGGTAGCCAATTTATCATTCAGATAGTAAGCGGTGGTGGAAGGACATACATTAGAGAAGGAAGTGGAACAACATCTTTTATTAATTATACAGATTGGAGGAAAATATAATTTACCTATAATAGAGCAATTTATTCATTCTACTTTTTCTGCCTTATCTTCTGACCCTCAAAAGTACAAGGATGATAGAGAAGATAAAGTTATCAGAAGTGGCAACCGGCAATCCGGCATCACTTATTGGGCTGACATCCGGTCAAAGCTTGGCGAAAATGCCTATAGACCGTTTGCCGAAGACTGAGTATATCGCTATGGCATCGGGAACGGACAAATTACGATATACACAATTAAGGTATAGTACTACTTCAGGGGCAGGAAGCAGGATTCTTTTGATCGTCCCCATTTCCGGACTGACTGATAAAATGGATGCAGCCGGAGCCTTTGGTAGCCTATATGTGTTAAGAGCCGGAACGGGCTACATGCCTATGATGGTAAAAGCCGATATAATGCTGTTCCGTTCCTCTTCATACCTTGTTAATGATATGAATGTAATGGGAGCAAGTGCCGATGGTCCTGTAAACTTCAAATTGGGACATTGTACTTATGAAGGGCAGTTATATCTTGCGGTTAAATTCAATACGGAATTTTCTATAATAACTTGCTTTCAAGGATTCTACACGACAGATTGTGTATTCCGTAACGTTCTTGAAGAGAATGTTACTATGGGGCACAGAACGAAACGTATATTGAGGATTGAGCGGAAAGAATATCAAACCTATTGATATACAAAATGTTATGCAGAATATGAGTGGATGGCTCTGCAAAACGAAACGTTTACGTGGGTTTAATTTGCAGCTACATTTAGGTGCTTTTTAGGCATACAGATTTGCAGATAGGTTTAATTGGGTTTACATAAGGCTTACATGGTTGATTCTGGTGGGGGAGTGAGTGGCAGCTGCGGCTGCTTTTTTTGTGCCTGATTATTTGATATAATGCTGCTTAAATTATTCCATATAATAGTTATTTGGTATATTTGCGACAAAATATTATTAGTTATGGCAAAGGTAATACATATACATTTGACACACGGAATAGAAGGAACAAAGCGGAAAGACTGGTATTTTAGTAGTATAACGGCCATTTATACTGTTTTGACGGCAGAACAGGTGGGCGCAACGAAGAATTATCTGCTTCATGCAGGATTATCTGGTAACGGGACTGTATGCACCAAAAAGGCTATAATAAAGCAATCTACGCTCATTTCTTGCGGGCGTAGTGGAAATGTATCAGACGAATAATAAGCGGCTAAAAAGGCAATAAAAACGGCTTTAGAATGATCCGGTGTGGGGAGGTGGTTATACCTCCCCTTTTTTGTGCTTGAAATCGGTCTTTTTTGACGCTGGATATTCAGGTGGATATTCAAAGTGGATATTCACTTTTATAGAACTGGATATTCAAAATAGGGTTTTGGCGGTGTGCGATACAGACATGCTAAAATACCACAATTTTAAAAATACCCCTTGTTTTTTATTTGATAGCCCCCCCCTAAAAACCTATCATTTTTCACGTTTTACTTTTTAAATTCCCCAATATCAGTGCCTTTATGCCCTTATATAATGGTAGGGGAGGGGGATTGCTTGGGAGGGGGACATCATGGGGGATGATAGGGGGTACGCTTCGTTTTCCATCACCGGTGTATGGTAATAGTAAATCCGCCTACCCGACATTTGCAGTACCGGAAATGGGCGCATCCGATACATGTTTTTCCTTTTCGATTGTCATTTGCCGGATTCGTTCCTCTAAGCGTCCGATTTCTCTATCTTGTTCCCTGATGATTTCTTCTTTTTCTCTAATTAAGGCAAGGAGAGAGGATAGTTCGGTTGTTTGTGTTGTTGTAGATGATGTATTATAGTAAATATCACCTTTCCCAGTAAGTAACCAGGTAGGGTTTATATCATTATGTATTTCGATAATTTTCGACACCCATAAACTTGATATATCTGTTCCTTTGCTAATGCATCTTGAAATTACTCCATTCGAGCACCCAATAGCTTGTTCAAGTGCCCTTGTACTGATACCTTTTTCTTTAATTAGGATTGCAATCCTGTCGGAAATATTCGTCATAAGTCGTAAATTATCTACATAAAACTTTTTAGTGTCGAAAATATTCTATATATTTGCAGCGTGTTCAAAAAGGAACACCGCGCCAAATATACGAAAAAGGCATGTGATTAGCGAATTTTAAGGATTAAAGAAAATGAACGAAGAAATAAAAGAATGGCAGACACAGAGCGTGAAGCACAAGGTGGCTTACGTGTTGATGATGGACGGTATCAGCTTCAGATATACCGAAGAGACCGGGATTGTGTTTTCCGCACCTGATTTTTATGTGAAGAACCTTATCCGCCGCCTGATGAGTTGTTACGGCGTGAGTTTGAAACCGATTATAAACGAATTTAAATAAGTGAGATTATGGAAAACAAGAAAATGAGTTGCTGGGATTTTGTATTCAGTTCTGTAAAGACCCATATAGATGATTTGGTAAGACAGGCTGACAAGTACACCAAAGACATGAATGAGGATTTTGAACATTTCTTCTGCTGGTATGCCGAGGATATGTACAAGACGCAACGTGAACTTTCCTGTTACCGTGCCTTGAAGGTGGTTTTATCTGCCGGTAGCCATGATGATGTAAAGTTATACATGGAAAGCAAGATAAACAGTCTGACTGATAGTCTTCTTACCGGAAGCATCCGCAAGAACAGCACCAGTGCGGCTTCAAATTTGGCGCATACGTTGGAACTGGAAGTGAACCAGAAGATACGTGAGAAATTCACTATACTTCTTGGGATTATTGAAAAAGGTGAAAAGGTTGAGGGACAACAGTAAACCCAGCGTGACAACCCGGAAGGCGTTAAGAGACGGGTGACGGTGTGGAAAGACACACGGGAGTGCATGGTTCTTGTGCCGGGGTTCGATTCCCCGGACTCCCCCCAATATTAATCATTAAAACAAGTGAGATATGAACAAGAGGTACATTCACATTACGAAAGCCGACCGCGACTTTATCGCAAAGGCACTCAACGTGACAGAGAAGACTGTTTATAACGCTATCCGGTTTGATGACCGTCGTGGCAACTCCGAACTTTCTGCAAAGATCCGTAAGTTGGCCATGGATCGTGGCGGTATTGTGATGGTTGTTATTCCGGAAATAGAAACTTTCCATGATTATGACAATGTGATGCGTCAGTACTGTCCGAACGGTGCCTTGATAGAGCTTGACCGTAATGATGGTAGCGGTCAGGTAATATTCAAGGGAGAAACGGTGAAGACTTACGAGCATGTGATGGTTGCCGATATTAACCAAATCCAAGCGTTTGCATCGGCATTGAGATAGGAGGCGGCTATGTTGGTGTATTACGGTAACATACAGTGTATTTCTGCACGTGAGCTCATAGATGGCGGCTATATCACCGAATCCTGCTACAGGAACTGGGTGAACCGTGGCCGTATCAAGGTGGTGCGTCGTGGTGGAGGTGCTGCTGGAAATTGCGCGTTGGTCGCCCTCAATAGCCTGCCTACCGAGTGTCTGGAACGGGTGAAGGAAGACAACCCCGGTGGAACAGAGCAGGCACTTCGCCACTGGATACTCTCAAACTATGTGCTGGATCAGGCTGCAGTAGCCTATTTTTTGGATTGGGCTTCCCATTCTTCCAGCAACAGAGCAACAGACGAACTTGCCCGGAAATATGCGGTGAATGCTTCCGTGTTGAATACTTGTATCAAGCTTTATAACAGAAGCAATGATTACCGAAAACTGATGGGTGAAAAATATAACTGGGACATGATGGCCACCACCATCGAGACCCTACGCGAAGACTTTGGTCATGATCTTCCTGCCAGTACCCTTCGTTTCCGCAAGAAAGTGAACGAATATAAGCAATACGGTTATGAATGTTTGATAACCGGAAAATTCGGCAACCAGAACAAACGGAAGGTAACTCACATGGACGAACGCCTGGTGATGAGTTTGAAAGTACTTCCCAACCAACCATACGGCAGTGATGTGCATGAAATGTATCTGTCGTTTGTATGCGGTGAACTGGAAGTATGGGATCTGGAAACAGGAGAGATATTCAATCCGGAAAACTTTACGGATAAGAACGGGGAACCGAAAGAACTGAGCGAAAGCACTATCCGGAACATACTGAACAACCCGGCAAGCCAGCTGCTGATAGAAAAAGCCTTGCGTGGACGTATGGAATTCTATCATGAGCAAATGCCGCACATGCACCGCCATGGTGGTAAGTTCTCCCTGTCACAAATAACGATGGATGACGTGGATTTGCCGCGTCGGATGAAAGGCGGCGAGTATGTGCATGCCTATTATGCTTATGATGTGGTGAGCCAGTGCCGTATCGGGCTGGCCTACGGGCGGGATAAGGATGATGCCTTGGTAGTGGACTGTTTTCGTGATATGTTCCGGCTCATCGAACGCAACGGATGGGGTATTCCAGCCGGTATTGAGGTGGAGCAGCACTTGATGAGCAAGTATAAAGAAGGATTCCTGAAGGCAGGTGAGGTATTTAAGTTTGTGCATTTCTGTGCCCCACAGAACTCACAGGAGAAATATGCTGAAGCTCTGAACGGTGCGTTCAAGACAACCATAGCACATAAGAACCATGAAGCCATTGGCCGCTGGCATAACAAAGGTGCACGGCGGGTGGACCAGAAGAAAGTGAGTGACAGCAGCAACCACACCTGGGAAGACAGAAAGTATTATACGTTTGAAGAGCTTGTGGCGGACGACCGGCGCGATTGTGAAGAATGGAACAATACGCTTCACCCCAATCAAAAGAAATATCCCGGAATGACCCGTTGGGATGTGCTCGTAGCCAAAATCAATCCGACCCTTCGACCGCTTGATAAACTGACCTTGAGCAGATATATCGGAGAAAAGGTAGATACCAGTATTCGTAGAAATTCCACAGTACGTGTGGCAAATGCGGACTGGTGGCTGAGCGGTCCGGAAGTGCTGGAGCAGCTGGAACCAAACAACCGCAAGGTGACGGCTTACTATCTGCCGGATGAAGAGGGCAAGCCTACGGATGTCTTCCTGTACCAGAACGACCGCTACCTTGACAAGGTTCGTCCGGTAGTGACTTACAACCGGGTGATGGCAGAACAGACCGAAGAAGACCGGGTAGCCTATACAGAGCAAAACAAAGTTCTGAGTCATTTCAGCAAATACCTCAATGACCACGCCATCGGAAAGGTGGGAACCGGTACACCGGATCAGCCAACGGATGACCCGGAAGAGGAACTGGAACTTCCCCCGGTGGAACTATCCGATGATTTGCCAGCCGAATTGTCGGCAGATCCGGAATCAGATTATGAATGGCACTCCGGAATAAGCGAGGCAATGAGGGCCATCAGTGACATGTAAGAATAGAATTAGAACAACATTAAAACAGCGTTAGAATTATGATTACAGAAGCGCAAAAACAGAAGATTTTAGCAGCGATAGCTGCCAACCGTGCGAACTATCCCAGTGATGCCAAGCATGCTGCCTCTTTAGCCATCAGTACATCTGTATACAGTGCAATCAAGAACGGACAGACAGACAAAGCCCTGAGCGATGCCAACTGGATAAGCATTGCCCGCAAATTAGGGGTGAACCTCCGTGGTGAAATGGAATGGAAAGCAGCCAAGACCCCGACCTTTGAATATATAACTGCCCAGCTGGAGTTCTCACAGCAGTCCAGTCTGTCGGGCATCTTGTGCGACATGCCCAATATCGGCAAGACTTTCACGGCACGTTATTATGTGCAAAGCCACAAGAATGCCGTTTATATCGACTGCTCGCAGGTAAAGACAAAATTGAAGTTGGTACGCAAGATTGCTGCAGAGTTTGGTGTGGACAGCAAGGGGAAGTATTCTGATGTGTATGAAGACCTGGTATATTACCTCCGTTCGATGGAAACCCCGCTTATCATCCTCGATGAAGCAGGCGACCTGCAGTATGAAGCTTTCCTGGAACTGAAGGCCTTATGGAATGCCACTGAGCGCTGCTGCGCCTGGTATATGATGGGGGCAGACGGATTGAAAGAGAAAATCAACCGGTCCATAGAATGTAAGAAGGTGGGCTATACCGAAATGTTGAGCCGTTATGGTGACCGGTACAGCAAGGTGACTCCGGATGATGGAAAGGAGCGCGAACAGTTCTTGAACAACCAGGCACGTATTGTAGCCAAGGTAAATGCTCCTGCGGGGGCTGATATAGCCCAGATTGTACGGAAGACATGCGGTGGTTTGAGAAGAGTCTATACCGAGATTGAGAAACTTAAAATGACAGCGGAATAATGAAGCGTGCGTACAGTCCGAAGGAAATAGCCGCCAAGAAATGGGTTACTCTGCCGTGGGATGAGAAATGGAGCAAACCTTTCGGGTTCCCGGCAGAGAACGCTTCGTGGTTCATCAGCGGTGCCAGTGCCAGTGGGAAAAGCAGCTTTGTGATGCAACTTGGAAAGGAACTGTGCAACTATGGGACGGTGCTGTACATGAGTTACGAAGAGAAAATCAACCAAAGCTTCCAACGGCGTATGGGTTATCTGAAGATGAATGAGGTGCAGGGTAAATTTCGTGTGGTGACAGAAGGCAGTCTGGAGGAAGTGATTGCCAGACTGAAAAAACCGAAAAGCCCGAAGTTTATCATCATCGATTCCTTTCAGGTGGCCGGATGGGATTATCCGCAGGCTGTGGAACTGATGGAAACCTTTCCGAAGAAATGTTTCATCTGGATCAGCCAGGAAAAGAAAAGCCAGCCGATGGGTGGCGGTGCAGTAAGATTGAAATATATCTGTGATATGAAGATTCGGGTGGTCGGTTATAAAGCTTATTGTCAAGGACGCGCCATTGGAGACCCGGGAAGCTATTATGTGGTATGGGAAGACGGAATCATTCAAACAAGTAATAATTTACCAAAATGATTATGGATAATAACGAGAAGGCTTTTGAAAGCTACACCGGAACTGAAGTGTTCCAGATACTGCTGGACGGAAATTCCAGCCGGTCCGTATTGGATGACTGGCTGGAGCGAAACATCCAAAGCGACTTAAAAGTGAGAAGAGCGAAAATGCCCGGTCATGTCGTAATAGAAACGGGTGATGTCTTGTTTGCACGTAATGTGCTGATATGGAATCCAAGTTGTAAAGTAAACATTAAAAAGATTTGAAGTGATGGAAAAGAAAGAAGAAAAGAAAGTGTGCTGCATCTGCGGCAAAGAGTATGAGGGCTACGGATACAATCCGTTCCCGGTGAAAGAAGAAGGCTGCTGCTGCCAATCGTGCAACTACAGTGTGGTCGTTCCGGAACGGTGGGAACGGCACAAGGCTTATCAGCGCGGTGAGGCGACCGGTGCCGGGAAGGTGTACATCAGCGGAGCTATCGCGCATTATGACATGGATGAGCGCAAGGAAGCCTTCAGCCGTGCCGAGGAGGAACTGAAGGCACAAGGCTATGACCCTGTAAACCCTTTCAGGAACGGATTGCCGGATGAAGCTCATTGGAGAGCCCACATGCGGGCCGACATTGCCCTGTTGCTGGCTTGTGACTATATCTATATGCTGAAGGACTGGGAACTGAGCAAGGGAGCCAAACTGGAACTTGACGTGGCCAGTTCGTGTGGCATTAAAGTGTTGTTTGAATAAAATTAGTCGATATGGGAAAAATAAAAATGGAAACCGGTGTTGTGGTGATGAAGTTGACCGCTACGGTATATAGAGGAACAATTCGTGAAATCCAATCCTCACGCATAGGTTTTTGCGGGGAGTACAATAAAGAAATACTTTCTAAAATGGGTGATGAGTTCAAAAAGATATTTGCTAAGCAAATTGAGGCTGAATACAAAGGTAAATCAGTGAAGCCGGATAAGATAATTTATCGTGTCAGTACCAAATCAACGGAATGTGAAATGATTCTTAATGGTAAATGACATGGCACAGGAAGTAACCAATTTCGCCCGGTTCTACACATTGTTCAACAAGCTTCCCTGTACAGGAGACCGGGAAGAATTCAAGAAAAGCATTGTGCTGCAGTACACGTGGAACCGGACGGACAGTCTGAAGGAAATGACAGCCAAGGAGTATGAAGCCTGCTGTACGGCTCTGGAGAAGCTGAGCGGACAAGACGAATGGCGACAGAAGCTGCGTGAGGAGCTGCGGCGGAAACGGAGTCTCTGTCTGAACCTGATGCAGAAGCTGGGCATAGATACATCCGACTGGGCACGAATCAATGACTTCTGCAGTAATCCCCGAATAGTCGGCAAAGCGTTCAGACAGATTACGGTGGACGAACTGGATGAACTGGCGGTAAAGCTTCGGTCCATACAACGGAAAGGCGGCTTGAAGCCCAGGAAAGAAAAGCAAACGATTAACCCCGTGAGCATGGTATCACTCATTCAGATTGACCCTGATGCTCCGGCAAACTGATAGGATATGGAAAATAGAAACACAAAGATTTTAGAGAATCTGAAAAAGGAAATCAACCTGCTTGCCTCTGATATGGAGAAGCAAGATGCAGCCGAGTTTTATAGTGAACTGGCTGACTGGGCATACGCCAACGGAGAGGCTATGCTGATGGAAGACGAACCTGAAATGCAGGATTATGAAAACCAATAACCCCAAAAAACAAGAATCATGGAAGAAATGAAACAAACGACCGTGGTAATGACGGCAGAGGAAAAGGCGGAATTTGAAGCCTTCCAGAGAGAAAAAGCAAAGAAAGCGGCAGAGGAAAAAGCCAAGAATGACCGCGAAATGTACAAACAGATGGTGGATGAGGAGATAGCAAACTCCATTCCGGTACTGCTGGGCATCAGTGAGCAGATCAAGGCAAGCAAGCAGACTGTGATGGACAACTTCAAAACCATTCTGGAAATGAAGGCAGACCTTTTCAAGACCAAGGTGAAGGATGACCAGCGCAGCCATACCTTTACTAACAGTGAAGGCGACAAACGAATCACGCTGGGTGTGTATGTGACCGACGGTTACCGTGACACGGTGGAAGACGGTATAGCCATTGTGAAGGAATACATCGAAGGTCTGGCCAAAGATGAAAAGACCAAGGCACTGGTGAGCATGGTGCTTCGTCTGTTGGCCCGTGATGCCAAGGGAACGCTGAAGGCTTCACGCATCGTGCAGCTTCGCAAAGTGGCCATGGAAACCGGAGATGACCGTTTCATTGAAGGTGTGCGTATCATTGAGGAAGCCTACCAGCCGGAAGTGAGCAAACAGTTTATCCGTGCTGAAATCAAAAACGAAAACGGAATGTGGAAACCTATCCCTCTGGGAATGACAGAATCATAAATAATAGAACTATGATACAAGAAGTGGAGAAATCTCCGAAAGTAGCCCTGTGCCGTGCTTGCTACGGTACAGGTAAAGTAAAGAAAGTTGTAGAATATCCCTCTCGGATCTTTGGAAAGAAGCGAAGCGAAACCGTTGAGGAAGTCTGCAGACAGTGTGAAGGAAGTGGCCGGGTAACGGTAAGCGCAAAAATGACGCTTGACATCCGTCCCTATAAACCTAAAGTAGAACCGTCTATGAACGATTAAACCTATATGGGAAAGCGGCACGGAGTCAGTTATCAGAAGCGTGTAGTAGAAGTAAACAGGATATATGACCATTATGCCAGTCACGGTGTACCGAACCGTGAAATATGGCGGCGGTACATATATCCTGTGTATGCTATTAGTGAGCGTACATTCTACAATATGCTTAAAGCGTCCGCAGACCCTAAAAATGATTTGCCGGACGATACGGTACAATTGAAATTTAACTTTGACTGGGAATGAATGAAAACGTAAAAAAAGTAGTGGCCCGGATACTGAAAGACATTCAGGTGGAAATGAGTGATGAGTTTGACAAGAACTTTGAACGGCAGGCTTTTTTCAGTGAGAAATGGCAGCGACGGAAAAGCCCCATCCGGAATGAAGGTAGAGCCATACTAACAGATACCGGGGCGCTTCGGAAAAGTATCGGAAGTCGGACAACGGAAAACAGCATTACCTTCTTTACCTCTCTGCCCTATGCGGCCATTCATAATGATGGCGGTGAAATAGTGGTGACCAAGCGGATGAAGCGTTTCTTCTGGCATAAGTATTATGAGGCAACCGGAGCGTTCGGTAGAAGAAAAGACGGCAAACTTCGAAAAGACAAACGAAATGTCCGGCTTGATACAGAAGCCGATTTTTGGATGTTCATGGCTTTAAAGAAAGCAGGAAGCACCATCAGGATTCCCCGACGCCGTTTCCTCGGCACATCGCCTGAAGTGGAAAAAGCCGTCCGTGAGATTGTAGAAGAGAACCTAACAGAGTATTTTACCATTGAATATAATATCATAAGAAAATGAGAAAAGAACTTTACCGGATGCTTTGCCGGGAGCTGAAGGCCATTGACCTTATCAAGCACATAGACTTGTGGAACCATAATGTGGAATTCATCGAACAGGAAGAAAACTGGGAGCGTCCGGCTGTCTTTGTGGAATTCTGCCCTATACAGTGGAATGCGATTGTTCCCGGTGTGGAATACCGGGCAGAACCTTTGATTAAACTGCACATCGTGACGGACTGGGAAGGTTCGAGTGCTGAGGGCAGCGAGCTGCAGGAGGATGCGCTGAAGGTGTTTGACCTGTCCGGACTGCTTCATGCACAGCTTGCCGGATTGAGCGGGGAGACCTTTTTGGAGCTGGATCTGGTGGAGAGTGATACCAATCACAACCATGAGGATATTGTGGAAAGTATCGAGGTATATCAGTGTGTGGCCATCAAGCGGCTGCAATAGCCGTCTTTATTAGACAGAAAAAGCCGCGGACGTACAAATTACCGTCTGCGGCTTTTTTGTTCAATACAGGCAAAGTAAACGCAATCAGGCAGCCTCTTTCTTGTAAAGCATCATATCTGTGTAAGAAGAGTTGTAATTCATGTGAGCATTGAATTCCACCTTTGTGCAGTTTTCAAAAGGATTACCTAAATCCCTATTTTTACCTATCCATTCGCACAGCTCCAGAATTGAAGATTTGTTGGATGTGAAATATACGTATGAATGCCCCTTCAGTACATTCAGCACATCCAGATAGTCTGCCATATTCCAGTACATGTTATAGGTCCCTACGTCAGTGGACAGATAGGGCGGATCAACAAGAAATACTACTCCAGGAATATCTTTATACCGGTTGAATACTTCCTTGTAATCGCAAGATACGATTTCCAGCCCTTCGAGATAGTCCGTACATTCCGGGTAGCCGGTCTTGCGTATATTGTTGTATAAAGCTTCCTTCCGCATATCCTGAACAGACAGTTTGTATTTCATGGAAAACAAGATAGAGGAGGAGAGGGTAATGAAATCCACATATCCGGTGCTATTCTCTTCCTGCTCGATGCGGCTGAATATTCGTTCACGCAGTTCTCCTTTAATGATTTTATGACGTGGTACGGAATTCCCTACCATTTCGCGAATGTCAGCAAGCAGCTGATTCGTTTGCGGAATGTGCTTCATGCGGAAGCGGTAGTTATCAAAGTCATTATAGATAACAGTAGAGTGGGGCTTGAGGGATTTGGTAATGTGAGACAACAATCCGGAGCCACCGAACAGGTCAACAAACAATGTTCCATCCGGATATTGCTCCAGCACTTTCATGAATTCCTTGGCTAACATACGCTTTTGCCCGACAAATGGGAGAGGGGCTGACAGATACATCTTTCTCATACGTTCAATTCAAATTTTACATTTTCATTGCCGGCAAGCAGCTGTTCTGTTTTGTCGATGTTGTTTTCGTAAATATGCACATTCCCCAGATTCAGGGTGATGGATTTTAGTGGCAACTCAATCTGTCTTGATATTAGATACAAATGATAAATATCTGCCGGCAGTCCTAAATTCGCATCGCTGCTTCGCTGATAGGCGGTCATGACCAGTTCTCCTTGCTCTATCTGGAACTGAACAAGACTAAGGCATGGAGCCTGGTTGCTTTCTGTTCCTGTAGATCCGAGAAACAATATATAGTTTTTGCTGTTCCTTTTTTCCCTGTTTATGCGTTCGATGAGTGGCGGCAGTTTTTCAAAATAGGTTGGGTAGCTGTTCACAAGGATAGAGCCGCAGTAGTCCCACCAGTTGATTCCGGCCTCCCTGTATTTTTCCACGTTTCGTTCGCCCCTCATAAACAGTTGTAACTCGTTTTTTAACTTCTTCCGCGCTATGGTATGCCCCTCGAATATATCAAGAAGGTCGGCAGGGAGCAGCGTCAGCTGTTCATTCAGTAGGTAGCGGATATTCCCTTTTTTATTGCTTTGCATCTTTCCGGACGAAAGCACCTTGCCTAAGATTTGATAATACTTGTCCATGATATGAATGTTATTTATTGCGATACAAAGGTAGGGTAGGGGAGTTTGCCTTTAGTGGGAGGAAGTCCTGATTACACTGCACACAAATTGCAGTCGGTTTTAAAACGCTTGATCAGGTCATACACCTTTCGCTCACTGATGCCATATCGTAGGGAAAGCGTAGCTACGATATAAGACACTTTTTCACCATTGGTCTGCAACTTGTTATATTCATTATATAGTTCTATATATTGCACGTCATCGGGTCGTATGCCCATGTAATGGCACGTTTTTAAAAGCTCTCTGTTCAATTTTAGTATCTCAATTACTTTCATATCCAGTTAAATTTCGTACATTTGCATTGTCTCACTTATCATTGCGCAGAATAGCGCTTACATAAAAAAGCCTCTTACTGGCGAACGAGGGTATCTGCCCCCGGTCGTGCCGGTAAGAGGTGCTTTATGTTTAAATGGTAAGTGAGACGACTATTTAACAGGCCGGGGGCTTTTTTTTATCCTTCCCCCGAAGGGATTGTCAATCATTCAATCCGATATAAATCCAAGTTGAATACATCTTTCCTTTTCCATCCTTCAGCCAGTGTGTTTTGGATGTGTCTGACCGCTTGAATGTAGAAGTCCTTCAGATTATCCAACTTTTCAAAGGTATGGTATTCGGGCTGTTCATCCGAACCGAATTTGAATGTAACCGGAAGGGTCTCTCCGCCCGTCTGAACGGCCAAATCGTATGCTGCCTTATAGTTGTATTGGTTCTCCGTAGAAAGCCATACAGGGGCGCCATTATAGGCGAATCCGGATAGGATAGCTGCATCAGTCTGGCTGTTATACCATGACATAACCAATGTGCGGATTTCCTCATCAGTAGGCTTGTGTCCGAACTCCTCTTCCATGTAGGAGGCAGAGCCGTTCTCTTTTTCCTGCACATCCCAGCGGATGCGCCATTTGTCTTTAACCGGGTTCGTGCATTCCATCAGCGATACACCGGCACTTCCTTCAACTCTTCTCATGTAAACACGTATTTGGTTCTACCTTTGCCGAATGTCTCTGTCTTGATGGTCGTTTCAAACGGGAAACCATCCGGCATTTCCTTTACTTGTGCGAGAATATTCTTCATTTCCTCGCTGTTGGTGAAGAACTTCTTTGCTTCGCCGTTCACTTCGATGGCCACAATACAGCGGTCTTCTCCCTGCTCGGTCTTGATACCGGTCTCAAAGTCCTTCACTACAATCGGTAAGTTTACCAGTTCCCGGATGCTTACCACCACACCGGGAAATCGCTTCTTGCCGTCCTCCGGCTTGTAAGCGACATTCAAGTCTTTAAAACTTCTCATTTCTTTGCCTGTTAATTTTTTAAACAACTTATTACAGTCGGCGTGCTTCGTCATGCCGTAGAAACTGGCAATCAGTTCTCGCCGTCTTTTTCTCGATTTTACCTCGTGCATCTTCCGGGCAAACTTCTGCTTGATACGTTTCCGCAATCTTACATAGTCGGGACGGATAACATAGCCAAGGAAATCAATGCCTTCTTCTACAGGGAATACCCGTTCATTCGGCTTTATTTCCAAGTCTATTTTTCCCATTTGCCTGTGAATAACATCACGAATCTTCCACAATTCCGCTTTCGTTTTACCGAGTACCAGTCCGTCATCGCAATAGCGATAGTAATAACGAACCCCGTACTT